TTAACCTTCTTGACCTTGACCGAGTAGTAAGGAATCTGGACAGGCATACCCATCATATCCACGCCACCGTCAACCATCTCGACCTTCTGGCTCACTACCTCAATGGCAGGATCAGACAACAATAGGGCTAGCTCGTCTTCAGTCAGGTTCTTGTAGGATTCCTTGTTTACGTCCTCTTTGGCTTCCCAATACGCCTTGACCACGCCAACCTTCATCATCAGCGCGTCTTTGAACCAGTTGTGCAGGATGATTAGACCGTCATTCTCACGGTAAAAGACCCAGTTACAGTAGTCGGTAGCCTGTTTAGCGGACTCCTCATCTTCTGGAGTCTGAGGCTCAAAGGAGACAATATCCTCGGTGGTCGTAAAGACCCGGATAAGTTGTGGCAATGCACCGTCGATAGCCTCGGCTACCTCACCAGTTACGATCTGGCTACGGCCTTCTACCTCGTTACCATAGGGATAACGCAGGTAATACTCTAGGGCTTTGGATCGTTGATCCGTAGTCTCGGTATCAACATACCCAATGGAGTTATCGATTTCGTTCTCGATAATACTCTTGATCTGACCCTCATCCATCTTCATAGCAAATCCTTAACGGGTTTTGCTGATTATACAATCCATTTGGTCGAAATTGGCAATGTTGTCTGCCATGAACTATCGTTTTCGTCAAGACCTACGGCTAGATACCTAAAAGCGTCTGAGAAATGGCTAGACCAGTCATGTAGCGGCTTCTCATAGAATATCTGCCGCCTCTCGTCATGCTCCCGACGGTAGTTCCGTAAGGCATCTAATCCCTGCTTAGTCCTCGGATGGAACCAGCACCTCGGTAATAGCCTCCTCACAGCCTGAATACCGTCAGCCACAGACAATCTAGGCGCAATCGTTATCGTTAGTCCTGCCTCCTCTAAGACCTCTCTACGGCTCTTTCCTGTGCCTAGCTCCCTGACCTGAACGTCATGGGGCAGGATTTGACTGAACCCTGCGTAGTCATTGTCCTTCAGCCACCTAACGTACCAATCTAGCCCCTGTCCATGGTTTTCGACGCAATCAAGGAGTCTAACTTCTTTTCCAGCCAGTTGAGCAACCCAGAGAGCCGTAGAGTCACCCATGCCAAGGTCCCATGCAACAAAGCTACGACACAGATCGTCACGAGGAAAGTCAGTAATATGACTATCCCTTTCAAGGTCGTTAATAAGTTTCCCATAGTAACTACCCTCGACTGCTGCGTTAAAGGAACACTCAAACTCTTGGTTGTATTTGTCCTCACCCATCTCACGATAGGCAGCCTTTAGCTCGGACTCAGGCAGTATCTTGGTCTGGCTAGCCTTGTACTCTAGGTATTTCCAGCCTTCCTCGGACTTGGCTCTGTCAGCTAGTTCAGCGAAATGGTTATTGCCTTTAGGAGTGCCAATGAAGCAAGCCCACCCAAGACGGTCGGCAAGAGCAGGTCTGACGATCTCGTTCCAAATTCTCGGATTCTGATCGCCCACCTCGTCGATAACCACGCCATCGAAATACTGACCGCGCAGACTGTCAGGATTATCAGACCCGTAAAGACTAACCCTACGCCCCCAAAAATCAACCCGTAACTCAGCAATGTTGGCAGTTGCATTAAGTGGCCTTGTGTACTCTAGTAGGTAATCCCAAGCGACTCTTTTGGCTTGGCTGTAGGTAGGTGCTATGTAGGCAAACCGAGGATTAGGCTTGTCGCACTCTATCGCGGCTTTGATGAGATGGTTAATTGCGGCTACAGACTTCCCAAATCTTCGGTGAGCAACTACCACCGTGAACCTGTGGCTATCGATAGCCTCGTGTATCTCTAGCTGCAAGTCCCTAGGCTCGTAGCTTATGACTATCTCTGTCACTTAACGTATCCGCAGTTCAGGCATTTGTTGTTCACTAGGAACGCGCTGCATTGTGGGCAATTTACTGGCTTATAGCTCATTTCTTCCCCCATCGGATGACCATCTCTTGAGGCGCACCATCAGCCCCCGTAACCTCTGTCCTAGCCAAATCAGGGACGGTCTTCTTCAATAGGATGTCTGCCGCCTTTATCTGGCTGCTGCTCATCTCTATCTCGCCATTAACGTGCTTAACTAGCCTGTCTAAGATCACTCCTGCCTGAATCCTAGCCTTCCAGTTATCACTTAATGTTGTCTTTCTGATTCTAGCTGCCATAAGTTTCTGATTTGCAATAGTTTTTCAGAGCATACCATATTGCATTATCCTCTGGATGTCATGCTTACTTCAGTAGCCCTTGTAACGGCTCATTGTTTCTTTCAAGAACTTTTATTAGGTTCGGATCAAATACTACAAAGTTTCTAGTGCCTTGTCCTGCGCTTCTGCTTCCTTGATCCAGATACTTGATGCCTTGGATACCTGCTCTGTTTAATGCGTCTGAAGTCTTTTTCGCGTCAGACAACCCTTGGTTAAGTGCCTTGTATAGATCACCGCCAGAGCCTTGCATCGTTATGTGTTTCATCCAGTTACCTTGAAAACTGTCCTTCGTACCGCCTTTTTGCATAATTCCAAATGGCTTACCTTCAGCGTTCAAAAATGCGTGATTACCGTTCTCCAGTTGCTTGTACTGCAATCCCAAAGACTCAGGCGTAATTTTTGCCATGACATCTTTTTGTTTTGATAACGGCTTATCCCAATCTAAAAAGGTAGAAACTGCACTATCTGGTATATCTACTTTATAAAAGCCGCCGGGGACTTTAGTTTTTGGAGCAATATCTTTTTCTAACCATTGGATGACTGATGGATTAGAGCCTATATCTTTTGCATATTTAATAAGTTCTTGCGGCGGCGTATCCAACATCATTTTTTCAAGCATTGCCGCCTTATCAAACTCGACTTGAGCCTCTTTGGATGGCAATTTACTAGCTCTGTCATATATCTTGTTGTAGACATCAATAATCGGCTTCCCACCAATGGTCGTTTCCTGACCAGCCTTTTCGCTCAATGCCATTTGATACCCACGGGCAACACCGGGAGCTTCTGCAAAATACAATCCATGTCCGAATGATTGTGCGCCTTCTCCTGTCCCAATCTTGCTTAGATCAAACTTTTCAAATAGATAAGGACTTCCATGATATGCAATTGGAGCCGCTAATAGTCCAGTCTTAGCTAATGCAGCCTTTCCAGCCATTGCAGGATTGATTGCGCTGCTCACTAATTCCGTTGTTTCCCCTAGCAAACCTTTCTGTTCTGGTGGCAACAAACCCTTTGACGTTAGGTAAGCCGTTGATCCTACTGCTTGCTCTGGCTTCATTACCCCGGTCATCGTAAATGGCAAAGCAGCCAAATCTACGAAACCTGTAGCTAATTGAGGGACTCCCCTAGCAGCCGCTAGACCGAGTTTCCTCAGAGTTTCCGTCATGTCAGCCATAAATAGCCTCGTACATATCTGGGCGGTTCTCTAATATCCACGCCCTCGGTTCTTCGTGACATTTCTTGAAATCAACACCTACAGTCTGAGAGCCAGCGTGATGCACATAAGCCCTGCTGACGAAATGCTGATAACCCGCCACGTTCAAGTCATGGCATATTATATTATCTGAATACCAATTAGTTGACGGAAACTTAGCGATTTCCCATGCTTCCCGGCTAATGCTTGCCCAGATCGGCGCAATTACTGGAGTAACCTTAATCTGCTGCTCACTCGCCCACCTAACCCCGTCTCTTGAATCCTTTTCTGACGGGAATCTTATGTTCTGATCCGGCAATACATAGTCGCTTCTAGCTCCTAAAAACCCGACTTTAAAGCCTCTTTCCTTCAAAACCGTTGTATCTTCCCGCATTAACGATAGCGTATCTGGATTAAGAACCACATCATCGTTAGCTAAAATCAATGAGTCAAACTTGCCATGTTCAAAGGCATACTCAACGGCTGCGTTATAAGCATCTCCAAAATTGGTAGCAGGATTGGGTCTGTAGATAAGGTTGTCTGTGATCTCTCTTGCTCTTGCCCAGAGTCCAAGATTATTACTACATAAGTACACGGGTAACTTGTCACCATAGCAACGAATAGACTCCAGCAGCACAGTAATGCCGGGATTGTTCACCGTACAGATTACGATTGCTTGCATATGCCCCAGAAATACAAATCTGCCGGACTACTATTAACTAAAAACTCATAGACTGTAAACTTATCCAAATTGCAGTTTTCCCTAAAGTCCTGCTCCGTTAGGTTCCGGTAGTAGTCCCCGCAAAATGGCGCGTCATCCGGGCTTGTACGCCTCGTTCCATGTTCAGCCCTACCCGTAGTAGCACAGCTAAAGAAAACCAGCCCTGAAGCCATCCTGACCATATTATTAAAGGTCTTTATCCACTCAGGGTTATGCTCAAAGCACTCGCAGCTAGCCACAACGTCAAAACTATCGTCAGGGTAGGTAAGTTCCTCACCCTTAGCCACTACGTCAACTCCTCGGCCTTCACCCAGATCAACCCCGGTATAGTCGCAGCCGACAAAGAATTGACGGATGGAACCGTTAATGTCCAGACTTCCAACTTCTAAGACCTTCGACTCGTAGAAATACTGTGGAAATTGTTTTTTGACGCTAGCAACAAAGTCTAGCTGGCTCTGGTGGCTCATTTCTTCTTGTTTCTTGCGGATATTGCGGCTGCTTTAGCCTTAGCGTCAGCCTTAGAACTAGCTCCCCATGCCCTTAGACTAAGCAATAGTCGAGTAGGCTCACCGTTAGGCTTACGTTCTGCTCCCGGCATATTACCCATCCGGGCTAGGAATGAAGCACGACGAGGGTTATCGCCAGATTTAACAGGAGGCTTAAGATTAGAGCCGGGATTTGCAGCTTCGTAGGACTTTCGACCCTTTTCATTCAGACCGCCAGCCTTGTTCTTACCCTCAGTCCTCGTCCATGCCGGAGTCTTCTTCATCTTCCATTTCTCCGTATTCGTTCTCAGATTCCCGCTTTGCCATCTTTAGCATCGTTTTCTGCCGATCCGTCATCTTCTCGGTTATCGGGCCACCTACTAGCCATGCCGAACAAGTCCTATCAGCAGCACACTTAAACTCGAAAAGCTCACAATAGCCCAGATCAGCCTCGTCAACGACCTCGTTAGCATAGGTCTCAGCGTCCGATTCCTCGCCCTGAATACCCTTGACGATACATTCCATCATCTCAGGAGTCTGAATGAAGGCTGAACAGTTGCCACAGCGCATCGTTTGAGCGTTCTCTGGAGTCGTATTCCACTCCTCAGCCCGTTTATCCCAGAAGTCTGTAGGCTCCTCTGGATTTGCAGGGCCATAACCAACATTCTTAAATGCCCAATCCCGTTTTTTCAGGTTGTACAGAATGTCGTAGGTTGCTCTAGGACAATTTTTCACTTTTTCCTCGGCTTGGCTGTCTTAGCTGCCTGTTTAAACGCCGCAGCAGTTGGCGCACCCTTAGAACCCGGTTTACGCATCTTCTCGCCACTACCCTCAGCGATACGTTCACGCTTTCGGTGGATATTTGCGTAGAGTCCGGGCTTCATTTCTTAGCCTTTTTTGCTTTGCCACCTTCTGATAGCATAATTGCAACTGCTTGTTTCTTAGACTTAACAACAGGGCCGCCTTTACCACTATGTAGTGTCCCGGCCTTGAATTCGTTGTACACCTTGCTCATCTTCTTTTCAGATTTCGTCTTCTTCATACGACCTCCAGATAGCCACGTTCAAAAAGTAGCCCTACGGTCTTACGATGGGCTTCTTCCCACATTTCTAGCCTCTGTTGCTTACTCAGATTTTTGCCCTGATCTAGTTCCAAATGGCAAATAAAACAAAGGCTAGCAATTCGATAATCACTAGCCTTTATACCCTTTCCTTTACCATCTCGCAACTGATTCGAGTGGGCTGCTACTACCGTTCCGTCCTCCCTGCCACAATGCTGACAGGGTAGTTCTCTAGCCCTCTCAAGTAGCTTTTTGCTTCTGTACATTGAACCTCTTAGACGGATAATTTACAAAAGATTCGCCCTCGTTACATTCCTCGCAGCAGGTCACGATCTCGCCGGATAAGTCCCTAGCCCTCGGAACGTCATCCCAATCGACTACCCACCCACACCACTCACATTGTGCCAAATTGCTATCATCTGGTACGTTATCTTGTAGGTCAATCATGGCGCACCCCTTTCTCTAATTCACACCTCGACTCGCTCTCGAATATCTACGATACGATCTTGAAGGCCAATAACGTGATTATTGAGCGAACGTATCTGACTCACTAACGCTGATGTGCCACCCAAGTCCCTCGTAATTCTGTTTAACTCTTTTGGTGCTAGTGGAATCTCTTGCAAGATAGGCGTAAGTCGTGACTCCAGTTGAACAATGTAGTCTTGCAACATGGCAAGGTTTTTATCAAGCTGATTCATTGCTGCAGCAACCGGCGGGTCTTGTCTCTGCTCCCCCATGTTCCCACCAGCAATAGCCCCTTTAATTTGATGCTGTTCCATAGCGTAAGCCTCCTGTTTTTGTCTGCGTAACCACTGGTCATATTCATTCATTGACATACTCATGGCTTACCTCACAAATCTGGGTCAATCCAGAACCCAGCCCCAAAAATCAGGGGTATTGGGTCGT